TCCAGTGTCATTGCTTTCCCCCCGTTTGCTGCTTGTAGTCTACGGATACCCCAGGACCACAACTAGGACCACGGACGGGAAATCCTTTGGTTTTTCTGGCTTGTGCGAGTCTTGCTAAGACTCGCTATCGTTGGGTTTTGCTGTAGACCGAAAGACCTGTAGGGGGCCGCTTCTCTGCGTGCGGTGGGACATTTCATCAACTGTTTCCCCAACCGCAACTGCTATCGGCCCAATAAACTCCCCACCAAGAAAACAGGGGAGTCGGCAGATGTCATCGACGCGGATCGTCTCATGTCCTTCAAGCTGACGAACATCCGTTTTGGGGATGGCGTATTTTAACTCAGTGATGCGGACCATCACATTTAGCACGGAAATGTGATCTCCCCTTTTTAGATCCTGATTGACTCTGAGGTACTGGAGCAGTCGCTTGTGGATTTCGAGGCTTTTGAAACGGCGACTCCCAAAGGTGCAGACCAATTCCCATTCCAAATTAGCGATCATCGCAGCAGCTCCAATCTTCCTTTGCCGAGGATCTCTTTCACGGTGGCCTCTTTCCCGCTTCGGTGGTCTTTGACGAGCCCGCGCGAGAAGTTGTACGTTCGAACCACGGTATGGTCATGGATCGCTACGTCGCGACGATCCTTGCGGACCTTGGCCTGTGCGTCGGCTTTGGCCTGGGCGATCCGCTTGTCCAGTTCGGCCAGGGCCATTCGGTACGATGCTTCACGTGTCCGGCAGTCGGCGTAGGCCGCGATCCCAGACGCATGATCGGTGATTCGACAAGCCGACTCAATCTTGTTGCGGTTCTGGCCACCTGGGCCAGTTCCCCGCATGTACTCGATCGTCCGTCCGTTTCTGGTCGATTTGGTCATAACATCCCCCTACAAGCCTGTACAGCGAGCGTCATAATCACGCCCAGTATGATACCGATGACGATCCCAAGCAACTCCGGCCAGCATCCGTTGTTGCTCCGGGCCCGAGCTGCTTCGCGGGGGATCGCTCCGCCGCCGAGCAGCATGCCGATTAGTTTGAACATGGCTTGCCTCAGTTCGTGCTAGGTTTGATCCATCTCGACAGGATGGCTGCGATGCTCTGGTTGTTCTGGGCCACGACGGCCCGGAGCTGGTCGAGCTCGGCGTCCTTGGCTTTCCTGGCCTTGCAATGCTCCGCGTTGATCTTCAACAATTCGTCGAAGTTCCTCACCAGATTATTCTTGGTGTCACGGAGCTGGTCGAGCTCGGCTTGTAGGGCTTTCTTGTCCCTGACATGCTGCGCGATGATCCGAATCAGATCGTCTTGGCTTTTCTGCATGTGATTGTTAGCGTCACGCAGTAGCTTGACTTCGTCACGCAGTAGCTCGACTTCGTCGCGAAGCTTTCGGGCCGCGTCGAAGATGGCCAGCAGCAGACCGGGATGCGTCTCCCATTTGCCGATCAGGTCCATTGCTTGATCGACGCTCAATGGGTTGTCGTCGTCGGTGCTCATAGCGAGGGCCCTCGAAAGTCGTCGTCGCCGAGCGCAATGATGACGCAGAAAAACACTACGACACAAACAGCAATGATTAGGTCCATCAGTTGCACCGGCTCCCGCAGCTTGCGTACCCAGCGATGTCCACCCAGTTGTCCCGTTTGCGTTGGTGCGTCTCGCGGGAGGTCTTCAGCAAGATCATCGCCAGTGCGACGTCTCGGGGCTCGAATGTCATGCCGTCTTTGAGCTTGCAAAGGAACAACGCCGACCACATGCCAGCGGTCCGACGGAAGTCCTGGTCCGGTGGCCCGTATTGAGCTTGGCGACTGCCCCGCGTGATCCGAGATGCTTCGGCCAGGATGTCTTCGTCGTCGTCGTCTTGCTCGGCGAGACCCATCCGTTCTACTTTTGAAATGTGATGTTCGCTTAGCTGTACGGCAAGGCTGATCAGGCTCGTCCAGTAGCACGCATACGTGATTCGATTATCGTAGTCGATGTTCAGGTGTCGCACCCGCTTGCCGAGCCACATGGCCAGGGTCAGCTCGGCCACAGCTCCATTGCTATTCTCCCAGCCTGGAAGCAGGACAATCTCGTCGCACCGCAGGACGGCCTCGAGGCACCGACGCACGGTCTTTTGGAGGTCCATGGTTTTGGGGAATGTGCAGGCGTCAGGATTTGCATGCGATGGATTGGCAAACGGGTCGAAACCATCGTGCTTGCGATCCTCGTCCGCTGGGCTGATAACTTCGTTGCCGGCGTCACGCAGCTCCTTGGCGACTCGATCAAACAGGGGGTAGTTGAACCAAGCCACCCCGCGCATCGGGCCAGCGATGTACAGGACTCGCTTGCGTTGGATTGGCTCGGTAATCGGCTCCGCGTCTGAATCGTACGCATTCGGTACCGTGTATCCGATCGTGATCTTTTCGTTTGCTTCGCAGCGCTCGAGCTCTCCAATGTCGATCGAACTGTCCGGAATTTCCGGACTGTTGGGTTCAGTTGTTAAAGATTCCTTGATAACTGGTTCGGGCTCGACGGCAACTGTAAAGGATTCCTTGACAGTTGGTTCGGGCTGCGGAGTCGGATCCTGGACGAAGTTGGGGTTGTCCTGCGGATGCATTTCTGCGCTGACGACATCCTCCAGCTTCCATCGCTCTAATGGCCTGTATGGGTCTGTACCCGAATCATAGACCGGTTGCAAAAGATCGCTGTGGATGCTCACTAAAGTGCCTGCGAGGCAACGTAGTAGCTGTTTTCCGTAAGCATCACTTGAAAGGATCGTGTGGACCTCTAGTGGAAGTCCGAACGGAAGCCCATCTTCCTCCCGAAACACTCTAACCTTTTCCCCATTCCGAAAGCTCATCCGACGGATTCGTGTCTCCCCATAACAGACCCAAGCCCGAACCAGTACTGGCACCCACTGTTGGCTTGCTGCACTCCATTCCCAGTCTCCTGGTGCTGTCATCTCTTGGATCTTCAATGCTTGCCAACCGCACGGGATTGCCACTGGAAGTGGCAACACATGATAGTTGCTTTTTGGACTGCTGCTCATTCTCTCATCCTCCTAAGAAAAACCACCCCAAAATCCTTACGCTGCTCCCCTGCGGATCAGCGGTGATAGGTATGACACGCCGTCGATGATCGGGATTTGAAGATTCAAATGCCCGAGTCCCTTTTGCACCAACTGGATTCCGTAACCGTTGACCCAGTCGGTCAAGTTTTGATGCATGTAGAAGGGCTGTAGCTGGCACAGGCAACCGGGGTTCCAAGCTCCGATCGGGCCCGAGGCCACCGTCCGCTTGGTCGCCATGTCCATGCGGTGGGTATGGCCGAACCAGATGTTCGAGTTGTACTTGGCCAAGTGCGCGGCCGCTGCGGCCTTGGAAGTGAATTGGCCATGGGTGAAGTAGCAATTGTCCCGCAGGATCGTTCCGGGGACATGGCACCCGTCGTACCACTGACCCTGCTTGTAGATGGGGATCTTCCGCTTGTCGAGCTGCAACACCGTCTCGGTCGAGAACAACGTGTTGAGCATCTTGACGTCGCCTCGGGATCCTTTGCCCGTTCGCAGTGCGTCGGTGACGATCCACTTCTCGATGCGTCGCTCGTGGTTTCCCTCGAGGTACTCGATCGTCGCTTGTGGTGCTGCCGACTGCAGCGCATCGAGGAACTGATTGGTCGCTTGGCAGTCGTCCTCGAAAGTGTAGTCGGTCTCGGCCACATAGCCCCAGGTATGGTGCTCGGCCAAAAAGCCACCGCAGTCGAGATGATCACCCAGGAGGATGATCGACGAGGGCTTGAGCATCGCAATGTCCGCCAGCATCGCCGACGCTGCCGACTGATCGACGAAGCATCCATGCGAATCGGGGACGATCACTCGCAGGGTGACACCGCCCTTGGAGCTTTTGGCCTTGCGCGTCAGGTTGAGTTTCACCGACGAGCTTCGCAATCGATCAAGGGTCTGCTCGAGCAGATCTCGTGCCGACCGCTCCCGCTTGAGCGCGACCTCAAGCTGCTTGAGCTGTGCTCTGGCGGTCAAGAGTTCTTGGGACTCGGTCGCCTCGTTGCGGGTCCAAGCTTTGATCTGTTTTTTGAGGCTCATGAAGTGACCTCGGCCATCCAGGTGTCGAAACCAAATCGCCCCACCTTGCAGACTCTCGCATTCACGAATCGGAGAAGGTCCGCTTTGCCCGGGAACAGGTCTCGCGACTCACCGCCCTTGTGCCAGTCGATGCAAAGCGTCTTGAGCTCTGCGGCTTTTTTGGGCTCGTTGGCTTCCAGGACCTGAAACCAGGTCTGCATGCCCTTTTTTCGTTGGTACTCTGTCGCCGACTGGCGAGCTTGCTCCAGGAGGCTGTTCGGTTTCGGGCTGGTCTTTTTGCTGGCTGGCATCATGCCTCCATTGGGGGTGAAAAGTTAAGCGACCTCGGCGGCCACCTGCGGTGCGACGTTCGCACCGGGTTTGGCTGGTGGGGGTGGTGGCGGTGGGACTTGCAGTTTGAGCTCGTCCCAGCTTTCGCCCCTGGCTTGGCACATGCGAACCATCACCATTCCGAGGTAGCCTTTGGGCTTGTCGACCTGGTGCTCTCGGCAACGTGCCAATGCGTCCAGCAGGCCTGCTTTGTCGAAGTCGGTGCCGACCCAGGCGATCCGCCAGATCTCGTCGCGACTCAGGCCCAGCCGGATCCCGCGAGCTTGCATTTCGCTCATGCTCGCTGCGGTTTCCCGAACCGATTCCCGAAATTCAAAACCCGCCGACGTCCAATCGATCGAACGACGGGTCTTGTCTGGTCCGGTTAGGTTGGGTCCTGTCCTGTCCTGTTCGGTACGGTCCGGTCGTGTGCTCGGGGGATTCCCCTGAGGCGTCGGGGGGTTGTCGGGGGATTCCCCCGAAGTGCTAGAATCCCTGAGTTTTTCCGCTTGGTCCGCAATCTCCTGAGCGATCTCACCCGCTGGGACAGCCTCAAGCCATCCGATGTCCTCACGTGAGGCCCAAGCGAACAAGTCCCGGAAAACGGACTCGGCAAAACCAGTGATCCTGGCAACGTGGGAGATCTTCAGGGAAATCCCCCGACTGTTCCCCAGCGTCCCCCTGACATGGCAGGAGGCAGCGTAGGCACAAAGGGCGCACCACGCGCCATAGATCGCTGGAGCTCGTTCGGCGTCGAAGTCCTCCAGCATGGCTTGATAGCCGGTCGACGAAAAGCCGACTGGCATTGCGATCCAAGTGAGCTGCTTTAGCTTGCGAGATTCCGCTCGCTCGAATGTCTCAGTCCACTTGGCGATTCGGTAGACGGTCCCAGTCCCGGAGCTATCCATTCGTCAGGATCCTCCAGGCCTCGAAGCTAGCGAGCACGATCACGAACAACACGGCCACGACTGACGCGCAGGCCAGGAAGGCCGCTTCGGGGGTGAGCGGTGGTAGCCCTTCCCCAGCGAGGTCGTCTTGCCAGTCGTGTTTGTCGTTGTCGAAGCTGTCGTCGTCGTCGTCCATGCCGGAAAGTTCTAGTTCGTTGTACATCGTTTCTGCCCTTTCGATGGTTACAATCGTGACTAATCGAGATTCCGGTCGTCGTGGAAACTGACGGAATCATCGGGTGGAACATTCAAAGCCCGCGTTGCTTGACTCAGGCCAGGGGTGTCGACCCAATCGGTGATCTCGGCCCGGAGCTCACGTTGAGCTGCTGGCAGGAAATTCGCGTAAGTCTTGAGGGCCGCGACCGCTGCTGGATCGCGGATAGTTCCGTCGCTGTTGAACGGTCGGAGGACAAAGCACCCCGAGTCGAGCGGCTGCTCGTCGGGAGTGCGTACGTGGTATTTGGTGTAGAGCTGGTTCATAGTCCCTTGGTCTTTTTGAGTACGGATGTTTTCATGCTGTCGCGATTTGCACGCCACTCGGCAAAGTCCCGAGCCTGTTCTTTTGCCATTTCCTTGGCTCTCGCATTGATTGTGTCGAAGTCGATGTAAACGGGACGCATCGTTGCCCAGTCGTCAAATCGCATAATCGACGCTTCTTCGGCTAACTCTCTCGCGCGTTCGTAATTGCTCATCGCGTAAAACTCACTCAGTCTGCATCCAATACGTTGACACCTGCATTCCGCGAGAAACGATTCAGTAAATTCCTTTTCGTTTTCAATGCATTCGGCTCGGTATTTTGCGTCTGCGTCACCGAGCCGAACCAAGACTTTTGGCGAGGGTAAGGATCGTTCCTTGAACTTGAGATCGAGTTGGACAGCGTTCATTGCCCACCTGCCTTTTCTGCACATGGCTCACACATTGGCATCCCGTCAGGAATGCAGACGACTGGATCGCCGCAAACCGTGCAGGGCGAAATGTCGTAGCCGCTGCGGTCAAAGGCTCCAAGCACAATGACCGCCATTTGAATTGCGGCTAAATCATCACGGCTAAAGCCTGATGTTCCTGGACGACTTTTCGCCATGTGCTGTAGACGAAGAAGTTGGTCTTTATTGAAGCTCACTGGTTGGCCTCCATCTGCACTGCCTTGCTGGTGGAGTGCTTGATCTGGTACACCGAAACGGCGCAGTAGACAGTGAGAAACAAGTTGATGACTAAGAAAATGAACACGATGAAGATCATTACAACAATGTCTCGGATGTCGTGTTTTACAAAAATCATGTTGCGACAAAGGTCGAACAGTGAATCGCGACTGATCTGCTGCAATGCTTGTGCGAGATCAGTGTGTTGGCGTTGTTGTTCGCTGCTCAAGATGCCACCGTGTCACCTTTTTTGCTGGCTCGCTTGGGCTTGGTGGCCTTGGCCGAGAGAGCTGCGGTGGATTGACGGCGGACGGACGCCTCAAATTCTTCGTGGTCTCTCGAAGCTATGACGTCTTTTTTGCGACGCTCGGAAGCGATCTTCTTGCGTTGTCGCAAGATGAACTCGGCGGTGGTTTCCTCGTCGAGATCCTCTTCGTCGACCACCTGGAACTTGTGGGTGTCGTCGGTCTTTTCCGACTGGAGCTTTTCACGCTCGGCGATCTGCTTCTTGGTAGCCGTCAGGTTGACATGCTTGACCTGTTGAGGCTTGCCACTGTGAGCACCCAGGCCGGTGGGGTCTGGATCGATCTCGAAGCCAGGGAGGAAGTTCTGGACGAATTGAGCGGCCACAATCTCCCGGGCCTGGGAGACCTCGTAGGACTCTTCGCCGTAGAGCTCGGCCGTACGAGCGAACCAGCCGAACTCGAAATCGTGGGGCCGGATCCGGAGCTTGGGCCGACCCTCGTCGTCGAGTTGGATCTGCCCCGTCTTTTTGTTCTTGGCGAGCATCAGGTGCCGCAGCTCGTGATCGATCACCGCTTGGAGTCGTTTGCTGCTCCATGCGATCATCGACTCGCCGTCGAGGATCATCAGAGCGTCGCCGAGCCCGCAGGTCCGCTCCGTTAGCTTGGTGATCCGGATGCTTCCAGCGGCCTCGGAGCCTCGCACCTTGATCGCTGGCCCCTCTTCGCTCCTGGCGATCAGTGCGGTGATCGTCACGCCTGCTGCATGAAGATCCCCATGGTTCTCCTTCATCACTTTCTGAATCGTCAAATTCACTTCTTCATTTGCAATTGAATACCAACTCATGCCCATTCTCCCTTGTCATTTACCGAAATCGTTTTCTTGAGACGGTGCACAGTGCCTCCGTCCCGTCGTTCTTCCGTCGTCTCGATGATTCCCCAGGCCCTCAGGTCCGAGAAAGGTTGTGTCCAACAGTTAATCCCCCGGCCCGAGATCGCAGCCATCTCACGCATGGTGAGTCCGCGAGCAGCTCGGGAGATCGCCGTGAAGACTTGGAGTCGCTTGCCGATGATCGGCCTCGATTCCTTGCGGCCCGAGTCCGACCGTGCCGCAGCCAATCGGACCATGTCTCGATTCGCGTCGGCAGCATCGCCAGACAGGGGGAGGAATTGTTGCTCGAGCGCTGTCACGGTGATCACTCCATCCAAGCTGGCTGTTCAGGAAGTGCCGACGCAGCCGACTGGACTGTCGGCATCACATCGACTTCGGCAGCCGTGGCCACCGCGGGCCAAGCGACCTCGGGAGCATCGTCTGAGACTTGCCGACCTTCTGCGTCGACCTCGTCGATCTCGATCCCGGGATTCTGTTCGATGAACTCCCCGAGATGATTCCAAGGTGCATCGCCGAATCGGATGTACCACTGATCCAGGTCGACGTCATAGAACGTCTTGACTGGTTTCTTTTTCGTGCCCAAGCCGACCGCATAAAGCTTTCCGGCTTGGAGCGTAAACCCTGATAACTTTGGCATCATGAACCCTTTCAGATGACAACCAGAAAAAACACACAACAAACAAAACGATCGCTGGGGAACCGCCCCCCGAGGGCCTTTCGTGATGCGGGGACATCACGCAGCCCGCGACCGTGCAGCGCGGGAAAGGGCTACCGCGCTAACGACGAGGCACGATGCGTCCGACTAAGGAACGATACTGCCGAACTGGGGTTTTCACTGTGCGAGAGATCGCACGTGAGCACTGGCCTGACACGCACTGTGTCGCCGACTTGGTCGTCTCGGCTGCTGCGATCGCCGCATAGCCACCGCCGAGCAATACCAAACACATCGCATACAACACCAACCACAGACTTTGGGACCTCATTGTCGCCTCCGCTGGAAAAGACTATCAACCAAACCGCCTCGTACGTCGCTCGTACGACTGGCAAAGCCCTGAGCAGGATTCGAACCCGCGCTTCCTGGATTACTCCAGGTGTTCCTCCGCAATAACTTTCAGGGCTAAAAGAACCGGACAGGGCTTGAACCTGCATTTCGACGCACCAAAGGCGCGAGACTTACTTAGTCGACCGGTCCTCGCAACACTGGGCAGTTGCCCGCTCAACGTTCAAGCTTGCGAGAAGCACCGCCATGACAAGGCCATTGCGACTCGCTACGCTCGTTCGTGTGTGTTACTCAGTACTTGTTTCTGTTGTTCGGCTAGCATGTCGAGGCATGCTCGCACGGCTGCGTCTCGCGACTCCAATAGCAACTGGGCTGCTTGAACTCGCTCGAATGTGTTCTCTCCAACCGTATCGCGAAACCTAAGGTAAATCGAATCGTTGACGTGCCAGAATTTCCTTGCGATGACGCGAGGTATGTCAGCGTCTGGAAACTCAGAAATCCAAAAGTTGATCGCGTTCACTTCATTTACTTTAGACTCACGTGTTGGGCAAAACCCAGTCCCGATACGCATCGCCCAAGTGTAAGATTCAAGGAGCTTGCGAAGTGCCACTTGTCGCTCGTGCGTTGGTGAAAGTGACTCTTGCAAATACTCAGCGACACTCCGATAGTTGACCGCGATGGCAGTCAAATCGTGGGGAGCGTTGTTCGGGTCCATCCAGCCGATCATCTTGTCGGCTAGGACTTCCCAGCAGTCAGGTGTCTCAGGCATCGCTTGTGTACCTCACAGTCCGATCAACCCTAGGTGCTGCGACAGCGATTGTCTCTTGTTCCTTGGGGACGCCTCTATCGAAGGTCACCAGGGTCAAATGTGTGATGCCCGTCGGCATGCGATCCGCAACGCCAGTGCTAGCCGACCAGCCCATCCACCCAGCAAGTGCATGCGCCGTCTCAGTCGTCGCCTCTCTGGACTTGGCGAGCTTTGTCGCCCAGGTCAACGCTTCAGCCATCGCATCGCTGCCGACGAAAGCTCGCAACGGCATGTCATCGACCGACGATCTGGCAATCACAACGACGACGACCGTGTGATCTTCGGGCTTTCGTTTGCTGGGCAGTGGTTGGATCTTCTTTGGTTTTAGGGCGATTCCCATCAGGCCACCATGTCCACGACTGAGGCCTCGATGTCTACTTGGACGGTGAACGCAACGTCGGCCGTCAGTTCGACGAGCGTGACTGAGTCTCGGCCTCGCATGTTTCGCATCACGGCCCAGAAGTACCGCAGATGGTTCAGGAGCGTCCCGTCGGTATTGCCGACATGGTGGGCGAACTGATTCCAGGCCGACGCCAGCTCTGGCACCGAGCCTCGGACGACCAGCAGAGTCGTGCCGACTCGCAGGACGGCCTCGCGATCGCCGACACGAGAGGCGACCTCATAAAGTCGATCCACGTGCTTCAAAAATCGTTGCTGCTTGTCTGTCATTCTCACTTGCCCTTTTCAATGAGTTTGAAAAAAGGCCCCGGTATCGATCCGTGATACCGGGGCCACACACCCCGCCCGAAGCGGCTCAAGCTAGTCTTCGAAAGACCGATTTGTCCTTGAGTTTTGAAACCTCCCTGTTGGCGAGCAAAGCACCCGCAGAAATCAAACGGCTCTCGTAGGCGGCTTGATCATCCTGATCATGCCGACACTTGGCCGAAATCATTTGCTGATAGCACTTGTCGCATAACCCTCGTCTGGTCGCTTTCATGTCGCACTCGGCACCGTCGCGAGTAGTTCCGAGGCACTTGCCCGATTGGACACGCTCCTCGACTCGTCGTTGTTGCTTCGAAGTACGCGACGATCGCAAAACCATAATCAGATGTTCCCTTGACTGACCCATTCGTCACCTCCCGGCAGGATGTGTTTGGCTTCCTTGCCGGTTTGCCGCTCGACGCGGTGTCGAGCACATGGCGTTACTTTATAGGAATCTTATGTGCACACGTCAACATTATTTATGCATTTCAAATACATTGGATGCACATAAGAACGCGGTATACCCTGGTTTTTACTTGGTCTATTGCTTTTGAAAATTTTTTCTGCATGATGGTTTCATGGCACAACCAAAAGAAAAAATTCCGGTCGAGAAGATCCAGCTATTGGTCCAGATCCTTGCGTGCCTGCACGACAGCACCGAGAAGGCCGCAGCGGACTTTGTCCTAGCAAATTTCACAGAAGCAGACGTCGAAGGCTGGAGAACTCTCCACCGAGGACTGATTTATGCCCAGCGAATCATCAAGAAAATCTCTGGTCCGGCGAGTCCAGTGCAAAAGCTTGATCTCGATGTGCTGCTGCTGCCGGAGCACAGGTCCAAGAAAGCCAAACGGTCGGCAGAGAAGAAAGCCGACCTGGAAAAACTCGACGCCGCCGAGGCAAAGGTCAAAGAGATCAGGAAACGCAAACCGCCGTCCCAGTGACATTGCGTCGCTTCCATCGCTTGGCAAGCCATCGAGCTCGCCGACGGGGGACCTGGTCCCACCTTACCAACACTGCACCGGACTCCACATCGACAATAAAAACGTTGACTTTCGGCATGATTTCACCACGAGAAACTACAAGACTTTGAAACAACGCAGCTAGTATCCGATGGGTTTTGACACGTATGGTCAAAGCCGTCCTAGATTTCCTAAACCGTCCAGTTTTCCCAGCCGGGAAAACGCAAAGAAAAGGGTAAAGCAATGTCTGCATGGCACGTCCGAGCAGGTGGTAAGACAATTGGTCCCATCAGTTCCACGCAGTTGAAACAAGCGGTTGAAGCTGGAAAAGTACCGGCGAACGCTCAGGTTCGTAAAGATGGGGTCGATGACTGGCAACCGATCACGAAGATCAAGGGACTCAATTGGCCCGAGGTGGCTCTTGAGCCTCGATCGCTTGCCCCGTTGCCGAACGAGGTTATCGCACCCCAGCCGGCGCCGATCCCGGCTTATCAGCAACCGATGTTTCAACCCGCCGCAGCTCCGGTACCACAGAGCATCGTGAATGTTCACGTGGCCGCACCGACAATTAGGCGATGGAGCCGGGGTACTGCTATCTTGCTGAGTCTGATCATCCCTGGTTTGGGGCAAGCTTACAAAGGGCAGATCATCAATGGGCTGGTTTGGTTTGTGGTGACGATCGCCGGATACATCATGTTGATCGTTCCTGGCGTGATACTTCACATTCTGTGCCTTGTTGGTGCATCTTGGGGGGATGAAACGCGGTGAAGCCTTGACTCTGCCGACCGAGTCCGTAGACTGTTCGCAACACCCCGCTCGGAGCGGTTTTCAGGATGAAGACCACTCGGAGCCATCATGTCGGCAAATTCTACGGACACCACGCAGATCCTCGGATTGCTCCAGCAGTCGATCGAGGCTGCGATGCGGAAATCTACAATACCTCGCGAAGCTTTCTCCAGGGAGGAAGTCGCGGAAATCCTCGGTGTCTCTGTCCGTACGATCGATGGCTTGATCGATTCCCAGCAGCTCCGAGCCGTCAAAATCGGTAGGCATCTGAGAATCGACCGCAAGGAAATCGATCGGTTTTTAGGCCGGTAGTGAATGAGCTCGATCTACAAACACAAGCACCGAGGGTGGTACTGTTGCGTTACCTTGCCGTCTGGCCGACGATGCCAGATCTACTTGGGCAAGGTCACCAAGGCCGGTGCAGAGACCGTGCGACGCAATGTCGAGCGTCTGATGGCGAGCAACAATGTCGGGATTGAACCGGATCCCCAGATTCAAGCTTGGCTCGCGTTGTGTGAGGCTCGATTCCGTGCCAAGCTCCAGGCCGCTGGGCTACTTGCCAAGTGGAAACCGCCGGCCGCCTCGCCGCTGCTCTCGATCGTTTGGGATGCTTATGTGTCCAAGCGAGCCGACTTTGCCGTCAGTTCGCTCAAGGGCTTTAAAACTGCTCGGAAGCATGCGGTGGACAACCTTGGCGATCGTCTGATCAGTGAGATCACCATCGCCGACGCGAAACACTTCGCACTTAAGATGGAGTCCGTCCACGCCGCCGCCCACGCGAAAAAGATCGTCGAACGGACCAAGCAAGTCCTCCAGGACGCCGTCGATTCCCGACTTTTGGCGACCAATCCATTCGCTGGGGTCAATCTGCGAGCCAAGATCGATCGAACCAAGGATCACCATTTGACCGAGGCCGACGCGATGAAGGTGCTCGACAAACTCGGATCGATTCAGGCAAAGGCCTCGTTTGTGCTGGCGAGGTTTGCAGGCCTGCGGATCCCTCACGAGCTGCTGCCCCTGACATGGCAACATGTGGACTTTGAGAAGCATCGAATCACAATCCCGACGGGGACCAAGACCGGCCAACGTGTCGTGCCGATGGTCCCGATCGTCTATGAGCACATGCTACGCCTGGCTGAGACTGCCGACACATCGCCTTGGGTATTTAGCCGAGCTCGGGCCAGTGCGGGGACAACCCTGCGACGGTGGCTCGAATCGGCGATCCTGCTAGCTGGGTTGAAGCAATGGCCCAAGCTATGGCACAATCTCAGGGCCTCATGCCGAACCGACATGGAGGAACGGTTTGCTTCGCACGTTTGCGAGGCCTGGTTTGGCCATTCCAAGCGGGTAGCCAGGGATCATTACCTGATGGTCACCGACGAGCACTGGACCAAGGCGATCGAGAAACCGAAGGAAAAGAGCGATGTACGGCGCGGGTCCAATGTACGGCGCGACGTACGGCGCTAATCGGGTCCGAGCGTGTTTGAGCGTGTCCGAGCGTGTCTCGGTACGTAAAAAAACCCTGGAAAACCAGGGTTTATGAAGTGTTTAAGTACCCCTGCAAGGGGTCGAACATACATCGAGGAACATTAGATAAAATGCGGTTTCACCAGGAGCGTACGGCGCTTGGTACGCAGCAACAACGATAGGAGAGAAAAAGATGAGCGGAATGGAAAGACAACCAACAACTAGGCTCGATAAAGCGTCTATCATGGCAATCGCCAAAGCGGTCGCTGCCGAACTGCGGAGCATTGAGCCGCCTCGCGATCAACGGCATACAGCCTCGAACCCTGAAACCTACCAAGGCAGAAATGAGCTTATAAAACTCCCAGAACCCTTTTTAGTTGGCTGGGAGTCCTTCGGTAAAAGCTTACAAAGCAAGAATGGATTCAAAACCTTTATCGTCGTAGATGATTACACCTCGATAGGCCTTTGGAATCGCTTGTGCCCTCGTCTCGACGGATTGCCGCCACGAGAAGAAAATTGGGACGTTCACATTATCGTGGAGCCCATAGCCGCTGACAGCATTTACATAAATTGCGGGTGCGTTCGCCCACGGTATGACCAACAGCCCGTAATCTACTGCATCGAGCAAGGTAAGGATGTCGGACGGTACATTTTGAGGGCTACAGTCGATGAAGCCTTGGCGTTTATGGAGTCGGAGTTGTCTCACCTCCAGATAAGGGATTAGGGAAACACATGGAAACCAATCCTCAAAGCTCATTAGACATCGCAATGAAAACGGTCTTAGACTGGCAATTTCAGGGCCTGTCAGACTCTTGGGACAATCGAGGTGGCGTGTACTGCAAGGCAGTCGGACCCCACTCAGGAAAAACGTACGAAATCAACTTTATCAGGTTTATCGATTGCCATCGTGTTTACGTCGAAGGCCAACCAAAAAGCTTTTTCAAGACGGAGGAAGAGGCTAAGGCATGGGCTCTCGTGCTCGAAAGAATGGCCGTTGTTAGCATAGCCTGAAAAGTTTTCGGGGATTTGAACGCAAAAAAGTTTTGAGCCCAAAATTTCGCGGGTCCCTCCTGACGGTCCCCCCTTCCCGCCCCCAATGGGAACAATCGGGAGATTAGACACACTTTCTTTTTGTAACCCTCGTTTGACGATTTTTGAGACCTTTGCTGTACGGTGGTCCTGTTATCTGATCGGACCTACTACTCAAGTCTCAAACATGGCGAAGAATCATGTGACCGTCATTTTGCTTTGGCTGCTTCTAGCCATCGGGTGCGCGCCTGCTCCGTCTTATGTCGCGCTCCCAGCTCCGAGGGCAGAAACCCCGGCGATCAACCCACCGATGTCACTCCGCCAGAAGAACTGGCTGAGTCGAGCCAACGAGGGAAGTTGCGTCCATGCGTCGCTTTCCTCGATGCTCCATTGGCAGAACAAGATCGAGCTCGCTAAGTGGTGGCGATCGCAGTACTCCGGCGGTGAGTGGACCGACCAGCTTAGACGGCGACTCGATGCAGCAAAAATCCCTTATGCCTACACCGAGCGAGCCAATCTCCAACTTCTCGACGATGCTCACAATGCTCGGCGCGGTGCTTTGCTCTGGTGGAAGCCGTCGCACTGCTGCACCTTTGTCGGGTGGGCCAAAGGCACTGACGGCAAGGTTTACGCTTGCATCTTGGACAACAACCAAACCGATCGTTACGAGTTCGTCGAGCGATCGCAGTTTCACAAGGCTTGGGCTGGGTACGGAGGATTCGCGTTGACCACGCTGTACGACCCTCCGAGCCCTCCTGTTTTTCAGTCGTACAAAGCGGTCAAGGATGAATGGAAATGGTAAGTTGCCAAGAATGCCCTGGTGGGGGACAACGTGTCAAAATCGTGCTTTCGTTCGGTCTGGTGGCTCTGGCTTTGTTTAGCGCTCTGTGCGTTGTCGTGGGCCAGCGAGTTGCTCCGCGAATTGAGCAATCCCTCGGGATCGACCAACCAGTCGAGCGATCTTTTGCACCCGGGGGAGTAAGCTACGACGAGCTGCGAAACGCGCCGCTCAACAGCGTACCGGTCAACGAAAGTGCAGCCCGTGAAATCAAGCGACAGGACGTCTACTGTCCACCTTGCGCTCAGGTTCGATCGCCTGGGTTTACCCGATTCGTCAACTACGCCGAACCGATCACGCAAGCTAGCTCACCCGCGCCGCAGCCTGCGACCCCTCGTCAACAGGTCACTGTCACTTCCACGCCCTGGGCCAACAAGTACTCGCTGGCGGTCTTCGTTGGAACAGACCAGGCGTCCCAGAGATTGCTCGACTGGGTCAATCGGGATCCGCAGTTGTCCGACCTGCGCAAGAACGTCAATTTCCAGGCCTACACCAAAGACAATCCGCTGTATCGAGAACGGTTTGGTGGCGTTGTACCCGCCGACCAATTTCCAGCCGTCGTGTTTACCGATTCCCGTGGCGGACATGTCTACGTCGCGGGAGCCGCGTCGCTCCCCTCGTCTGCGTCCGGCCTGTACGCCGCCCTCAAGGAATCAACGCAGATTCAACAGCAAGCTACTCAACCGGCTCAAGATCCTAGCTTTCCGATGGCTGAAGAGTTTGATCCGTCTTGTCCTGACGGCAATTGCCCACCTGGCCGCGTGCCTCTCCTGAACCCGGAGCGAGAAAGGCTGTTCCCCAATCTGCGACCCAAAGACCAAGACCCAATCCAATCCCTGCTGTATTGGATCTGGAATCCCGGCGAAGCGATCCTCGCAGGCCTCTGTGCGATCGCTTTCCTCGTTCTCCTGTTCGTCGTCGCTATCAAGGTACTCCGCTCATGACCCTGTTTCTTTTGCTCATCGTGCTTGTCTTCATGCTCCTGGCTGCAATTTGGTGGACCCCCAAGCGACCTCCAAAGGGAGCCGTTTCGCAGCCCTCGATCTTTGCCGCTCTGTCGTCGCCTTCGTCGGTCTCGACCGATCGCGATGCGGTGCTAGAGGCTGAGATCGCCGAGATCGTCGAGGTCATTAGACAAGACGAAGCCGACCGCCGCCGCGCCGCAGCTCTCGATCGACTCGCATCCCTCCAGCCCTCCAGCAAGAAAACCAAATGACCACTCCAGCAATCACTGATCAACAGATCGCCGACGCTGCCGCCGCCCCGCAAAGCGTCTCGGCTGACGGCGTGACCGTGACGAATCGCAGCATGGCCGACATGCGTGAAGCTCGTGAGGAACTGGCCAACAACCAGAACGCCTCCAAGCCACGACGCGGAGTCCTGTTTGCAAAAATGATCCCTGGATCGGCAAGGGGTCAATGATGCCTGGCTGGGTCACCGTACTGATAACATCGATCCTGCGAGCCCTTACCACGGCCTCATCGCGCCATCTGTTTTTTGGGGCTGGCTGGTTCCTCCTGCTAGCTGGTCTCGTCTTCAACTCGATGGCCACTCTCATCCTCGGTGGGGCCGTGGTTTTCTTTCTGTTCATGAATCCTCAGCCAAAGAGCTAATCTTATGATGCTGCTCGATCAATACGGAAAGCCGATCGACACCAAGGCCCTGGCTGCCGCTCGTCGGATCCAGGATCGAGCCAAGCGAATGGACTCGCTGTCGGCCTCTTACGATGCTGCGGCCAACACCGCCGAGACCCAGAAGCATTGGCGATACGCCGACAACCTGTCCGCTGCCGCTGCCAACTCGGTATCGGTTCGCAAGACACTGCGCGAGCGATCTCGCTACGAATGCATGGAAAACAATAGCTTCGCGAAGGGGGTCGTTCTGACCCTGGCCAACGATTGCATCTCGACCGGGCCAAGTCTACAGGTGATGCTCCCTGACACTACTGCCTCCCGCATGATCGAGGCAAAGTGGCGCAAATGGGCAAAGGACGTGCGGCTGGCGAGCAAGCTTCGCACTGCCCGGATCGCTAAGGTTATCGATGGTGAGACCGTCATACTCAAAGGCAACAACCCGCGATCAAAGAACGATGTAAAGCTGGATCTACGAGTCATCGAGTGCGACCAACTTGCGACGCCTTACTTCGCCGACGGACTGCCAAACAAAGTAGACGGTATTGAGTTCGACGACTTTGGAAATCCAACGGTCTACCACATCCTTAAAGGACACCCTGGGGACCGATGGCCGCTGGACGCCTTCGAAAAAGAGGATGTCGACCCCGACGACATCATCCACCTGTTCCGCGCCGAGCGACCTGGACAGATGCGCGGAATTCCCGAGCTGACACCAGCGCTGCCACTGTTCGCAATGCTGCGGAGATACACCCTCGCGGTGATCACCGCTGCGGAGAATGCTGCGGACTTCTCGGCGATCCTCAAGACCCAATCCAATGCCTTTGATTCTGCGTCCGATGGCATCGACGACATAGACCCGTTTGATTTCGTGCAGATCGATCGAGGACTGATGACTTCCCTGCCCAAAGGCTGGGAAATGGTCCAGTTCGATCCGAAGCAACCAGTGACGACCTATACCGAATTCCGCAATGCGATCCTTGGCGAGATTGCTCGTTGCGTACACATGCCCAAAAACAAAGTCCTCGCGGATTCAAGCGGGTACAACTATTCCTCAGGCCGGTTGGACCACCAGACCTATCACGAATCAGTTGCCATTGAGCGATCCCAGTGGTGGGAAATCGAAGCCCTCGATCGGATCTTTGGTTGGTGGCTCGATGAAGCCTTGCTTATGGACGGCTACTTGCCAGCGATCGAACCGACCGATGAGATCCCCAAGGTTTGGCGATGGCCACCACAACGCGATGTGAACCCTGCGGAAATCGCAGACGTCAACATCGAACTGATCCGAGCCGGCCTCAAGACTCGTCAACAATACCTGATCGAGCAAAACATCGACCCCGAGGCTCACGCGCAGCAGCTTATCGAGGAAGGCTGGGTAAATCCTGACAGGCCACCCGCTCCTGCAGGCGCTGCACCTGGTGCTCCGAGTGCTTCCGGTGCGCCCGGAGCTGCGGCCCAAAGTACGGGCGCTGCCGATTCGGATTCCAGCCAACCCGCTCCAACCGGGGAATTTGCGAACATGTCCCGTTTGCAACTCACCCGCAACTGGCGAGCGATCGAGGACACCCTCGGTAAGATCGAGGAAGGAATCTGGACGACGTCTCGAGCGAGAGTGTTCCTGGGGTCACTTGGACTCAAGGAAAGCACGATCAACAATCTTGTGTCGGAGTACGAAGAGCAACCAGCGTAAAAATGATGACGAAGCATAGTGATGAATGCTACACACCGCCGTGGGTCTTTGAGGCTCTTGGTGTTCGCTTTGATTTAGATGTGTGTGGCGTACATGAGGGTGCCTGCGTCCCGGCAGATCGGGTCTATACAATAGCCGACAATGGTCTGGTGCAGCCGTGGTGGGGACACGAATTCGTGTGGATGAATCCGCCATACTCTAAACCCCGTCCCTGGGTAGAAAAGTTTATGCAACACCGCAACGGAATTGCATTGCTACCACTGGCAAAATCTGCGTGGTTTAACATGCTTTTCAACGATTGTAAAACTGCTTGTCCGCTCCCTCCCTCGGTTCGCTTTATAAAAAATGGCAAGCCGCACTCAATTTTTTCGGGAGTGATTTTGTTTGGTTATGGAGAGCAGGCGGTGGATGCAATCGCCCGGTTTCGCGAGTACAAGCCCATAGGCATGTCATGTCAAGCCTGACGCACGAGGCCAAGACTCGGCAAGGCTATCGCCTCCGAGTCTACACCGGTGCCGGACGTCGCTCGATCTGGCTCGGACGCATCACCGAGCCCGAAGCGATCGCGATTCAGCGACACGTGGACGAGATCATCGCCGCCCAGACCGCAGACCTACCGATTCCAAGGCAAACAGCCCTTTGGCTCGATAGGCTCGATCCGGAAATCAAATCGAAGCTCACTTGCATCACCGGATCCATCCGCACCGTCCGGACTGCGATCGACGAGTATCTCAACGCGAAGCGAGATCTGCTTGCCACATCGACTGCCGAATCGGTCGGTCGCTCCCTGGCCTGGCTGTCTGATGCCTGCGGTGATCGGCGAATCGATGGAGTGTCCCCGGAGGAAATTGCCACCGTCTATGATGCGCTAGAGCAAGGTGCGTCCACCCGGGGAAAGATCGCCAAGGATTGGAAAGCCTTCTTCCACTGGTGCGAGGATAATCGATGGATCGTTGCCAATCCGGCCAAGCGACTCAAGACCACGGTCGCGGTGCGTGAGAAGCGATTCGTTTCGGTGGAGACCATCGAGCGAGTCCTCCAGGCCTGCGAAGATCCCGAGCTGCGGCTGGTGATTGTGCTGTCTCGATTCGGAGGCCTGCGAATTTCCAGCGAAATTCGCGACTTCGCAGAGTCCTCGATCGACCGGGCCCTAAAACGGATCAAGATCACAGACACCAAGCGAGGGGTGGTCCGGGAGATCCCGCTATTCCGTGAGATCGCTGCCGAGCTCCCCGCACCAGGCGTCGAACTGTTGCCAACGATCGCAAGCCTATCTCACTCGGGAATCACACAGCGATTCCTCGAGGTTGTTCGCAAGGCAGGAATCGATCCATGGCCGGTGCCGTGGCATTCGATGCGAGCCACTCGCGAAACCGAACTGATCACCGCTTTCGGACTGGCGACCGCTTCAAAGTGGATCGGCAACTCGGAAAAAGTCGCGATGACGTCTTACGCGATCATTCCGGACTCGGACTGGGAGAAGGCTGATTTGTAACTCTTGTTGGACGGTTTTTCAGGGGCGAGTGGTAGTCTCGTCCCCATGAGCAAATCGACCCGGGCAACCACGAAACGCAAGCGACAAGACGCCAACGTCATCGTCGCATCGTCCAAGAGCAACTTGGAACTGCGCACCAGTGGCGACTCCATCGCATTGCAAGCCGCAGACCCTAACACCCCCGACGCGCTGCCCAGTTTTAGTGGGATCGCCTATACCGGGGGTGTCATGCATCCCAAGCTTGCAATCCAGTGGAACGGTCCGGTGGTGATTGACCTAGCAGGCCTCGACGCACCGGTCGGACCAG